CGCGCACTGGGGGATCAGCTGCCAGTGTCGGTCACCACCGAAGCGGGTAGCACGAAGATGCGTGACCGCTCAACCTTCACGCCCGGTGCTACGGACGATACAGCGGAATACCTCGATGCTAATGGCTGGACGCTGCTGGACGGCGCGAACGGCGAGCGATACATCCGCTGCCCGTTTGAGGATGGCCACAGCACCGGCGGCGACCCTACCAGTACGGTTTACTTCCCGGGTGGTACCGCGGGTTTTGAGCAGGGGCATTTCAAGTGCCTTCACGCCAGCTGTGCGCATCGCGACGACGGCGATTTCCTTAATGTCATCGGGATCCGCAACGACGATTTCGAAGACCTGACCAGTACCGACGTTGCGGAGCCGTTACCGCTGCCGGCGTTCGAGCGCGATAAGTGGGGCCGCATCGAGGCCACCATCAGCAACGCGGCCAAAGCCGTTGTGCGTTCTGACTTTGTGGACATCGATATCCGCTTCGACCAGTTCCGCGATGAAATCATGTTCGCCCAGGCAGGCTCCGGCCAGTGGCAGGCGTTCACCGATGCGGATTATGCGCGCCTGCGCATCACGATGGAAAAGCGCGGCTTTAAACCTGTAGGGCGCGAGCTCATTCGCGACGTCGTACTGCTGGCCGCTGACGAACAGCCCTTCGACTCGGCGACTACCTGGCTGAACGGGCTGGAGTGGGACGGCGTGCCGCGTATCGAAACTTTCTACCATACGCACTTCGGTACCGCCGACACGCCATACACCCGCGCGGTGTCCATGTACATGTGGACGGCGCTGGCGGGCAGGGTGCTGGAGCCCGGCGTTAAAGCCGATATGGTTCCGATCCTCGTCGGCCCGCAGGGCTGCGGTAAGTCCTCCGGCGTGGAAGCGCTGAGCCCCGACCCGGCATTCTTCACCGAGATTTCTTTCGCTGAGAAAGACGACGATCTCGCACGCAAGATGCGCGGGCGTCTGGTGGCGGAGATTGGCGAACTGCGCGGCCTCAATACCAAAGAGCTGGAATCCATAAAGGCATTCGTGACGCGCACGCATGAGAACTGGATCCCTAAATACCGGGAGTTTGCCACTCAGTTCCCGCGTCGTCTGGTGTTCGTCGGTACCACCAACGAGGACGAATTCCTCGCTGACAAGACCGGTAACCGCCGGTGGTTGCCCGTTGAGGTGTCGAAAGTCGACGTGAAAGCGATAAAAACAGACCTGCTTTTGCTGTGGGCTGAGGCCCGCGAGACGTTTAAGCGCCTCGGCGGCATCCAGTTCCGCGATGCTGAGCGGCTCGGTGCGAGTGTCCACGAGCAGTACACGATTAAGGACGCGTGGCTCGAGACGGTCGAGAAATGGCTCGACACGCCTGACCTGATGACTAACGACATTCCGCGAAATTGCGAATTTTTACGTGCTAGTGACGTTCTGCGCGATGCGATTGGCTTAAATCCAAGCCACATCGGAAAACGCGAAGAAATGCGAATTAGCAATGTTTTGCAAAATTGCGGTTATAAGCGCGTTCAACGTCGTGTTGACGGGAAAAAGATGAGGATTTTCGAGCCAGTGTCCCAACCTGACCCAACCCCATAAACTAGGTTGGGACATTTTAAGGGATTGAAAATATTAGAAAGTCCCAACTGTCCCAACTGTCCCAACCTAATTACTAAGAACCCCATATATATATATAAGTCGTTTGGGGAAAAGGTTAGAAAACAGATGGGACAGGTGGGGACAGGCTGGGACAGGCTGAACATGTAATTTATTGCAGGTAGCGATATGCAAATACGATTTGATTCCACCACGGCGATTAACGAGCGCCAGAAGCTCAATAAAATCGCTCTCTATGCTCGCGCGTGCGCGCGTTTTGCGAGGTGACACATGCCAGTTGTCGCAACGTTCAAAACAGACTGGTTCCGGGTGATTAACGACATCACGCGCAGCGGCATTCCCCTGCAGGAGATAGCCAGAGAGCTCGACGTGTCGAAGTCTGCTATCATCGGCTGGAAGCAGGGCGCAGCGCCGAACCATCACACAGGCGAAGCGCTGATAGATTTCTGGTGCTACGTCACACAGCGCCCACGTTCCGAACTGCCTGCGCAGGTCACATCACGGCGATTCGTTTACGCCTGGCGTTCTAAGCGCCTGGCACCATGAAAACTTGCAAAAACAGGGCGTTTAACGGTTAAAAACGCTATGCAAAAACCGCCCTGTTTTATGCACGATTTATGCAGTCCATTTTCACCACTTCCAGCCAGTAAACCGCGACAAATAACCGCTTCACGCTGAATCGTTAACGAATGCCATTTCGCTGGTGCGCGCAACGTCCATTATGTTAAATCGGCCCTGTTTTTAACAAATCTTCCATTTGGTCGGGATCCCGACCGCGACCCCGTTTCACACTTACGGCTCAATCATCACAGGAGCCACCACAATGGGCCGACCAAAGAAACCTATCGAAGTACCTGGGCAGGAACCTGAAACGGGCGCAGAACTGATTACAGGTACCACCGGTGAAGCCACAGCACCGGGCCCACAGCGCGCAGAGCCTGAGATTATCCAGCAGCGCGTTGCCAGTCTGCTGGACGATGCCGCACTTGCTGAGCGCAATACTCTGCTGGGTACCATCAACGAGCAGGGCGCGGCCATCATCGCCCGCTTTGAAACGCTGGGTTACACCGATCTGGCTGACCAGCAGCTGACCGACAATCTCGAATTCCTCCAGCTCGTCAAAAAAGCCACCACGGCGGAGCCCGCCGCGCCGCTGGGCTACGTGACGAACGACGAGGGCAAGCGCCAGCCTGTTACGGGTAAGCCCGTTCTGACTGAGCACGGCTGGCACGTTCCGGACTAAGAGGGGAATTGCTATGTGTGGAGGTGGAGCACCTAAGGTCGTACAGACCGACCCGCAGGCCGAAGCGGATGCAGCTGCCGATGCAGCAGCAAAAGCGGCAAACGCAGATGCAGCAGCGCGCAAGAAGCGCAAGAAAGGCTCGTCCCTTCTCGCCAGTGGTGCAGAGGGTGCAGCTGATTCGGGCAGCTCTCTGCTGTCCTCTGGTGCGCAGGCAGCGCAGCAGAAAAACACTCTGGGGGCGTAACTGATGGATGAACTCGCCGTTAAGCTGATTAAGCGTTCCGACACGCTGAAAGCCAACCGCCAGGAGCATGAAAGCGTCTGGCGCGAGTGCTATGACTACACCTATCCGCTGCGCGGCGCGGGATTCTCTGACGAAGTGCTCGATGCTCAGAGCGCAAAACACAAGGTGGCGAAGCTACTGGACGGCACCGCCACCGATAGCGCCCGCATGTTGGCCTCTGCGCTCATGTCCGGCATGACCCCGGCGAACGCGCAATGGCTGAACCTCGACAGCGAATCTCTGCCGGACGATGCCAAAGCCTGGCTGTCTGAGTGCGCAACGCTGATCTGGGAAAATATCCATGCGGCAAACTTCGACGCTGAGGGCTACGAGGCAAATCTCGACGTGGTGTGTGCTGGCTGGTTCGTCCTGTACATCGACGAGGACCGCGAAGAGGGGGGCTACACCTTCCAGCAATGGCCGCTGGCGCAGTGCTATGTCACGTCCACCCGTAAGGATGGCATCGTGGACACGATCTACCGCCGCTACCAGCTGACCGCAGAGCAGGCCATCAAGGAATTCGGCGCGGACAAGGTCAGCGAGAAGATCCGCGACGCGGCGAAGAAAAAGCCCGACGATAAATTTGATTTCCTGCACTGCATTTTCCCGCGCGAAACCTACATGGTCGATGCCCGCCTGGCGAAAAACATGCGCTTTGCGTCGTTCAACGTCGACGTGAGCAACAAGCAGGTGGTACGTGAATCCGGCTATCACGAATTCCCGTGCTGCGTGCCGCGCTGGATGAAAATCCCCGGCGGCTCCTATGGCATTGGCCCGGTGTACGACGCGCTGCCGGACTGCAAAGAGCTGAACGAAACCAAGCGCATGGAGAAAGCCGCGCAGGATCTGGCTATCTCCGGCATGTGGATTGCCGAAGACGACGGCGTACTCAACCCGCGTACGGTCAAGGTCGGCCCGCGCCGCATCATCGTGGCGAACAGCACAGACAGCATGAAACCGCTGCTGACAGGCGCAGATTTCCAGGTAGCGTTTACCGCAGAAGACCGCCTGCAGGCGTCAATCCGCAAAATCATGATGGCCGACCAGCTGCAGCCGCAGGACGGTCCAGCCATGACCGCCACCGAAGTGCATGTGCGCGTCGCGCTGATTCGCCAGCTGCTTGGTCCGGTGTACGGCCGGTTCCAGGCTGAATATCTACAGCTGCTGGTGGTGCGCTGCTTTGGTATTGCTTTCCGCGCAGGCATCTTCTCCCCGCCGCCGGAGAGCCTGCAGAACGCCAATTTCAATGTGCGCTACATCTCGCCTCTGGCACGCGCCCAGAAGCTGGAAGACGTGACGGCAATCGAACGCCTCGGCGCTAACGTGGCGAACCTCGCGGGCATCAACCAGGACGTTGTTGATCTCATCGATACCGACGAGGCCACGCGCGTTGTGGCAGATGCGCTCGGCGTCCCGGCGAAGGTTATTCGCTCATCCGATGCTGTGGCAGATCTCCGCGACCAGCGCCAGAAAGCACAGCAGCAGGCCGCACAGCAGCAGCTCATGATGCAGGCAGGAACCGAGGCGGCAGGAGCTGCAGGGCAGACGGCTGGCGCGGCAATCGGACAACGACTGGCAGGTAACCAATGAGAATAAAACAGGCCACACCTCAGGACTTTAAGCGCATTTTCGAAGAAATGCCTGGCGGTCCTCAGGTGCTGGAAGAATTAACACGCCGTTTCGGGCGTGCGGCGTATGTCCCCGGCGGTACCGAGGGCGACCGCGAAACGTGTTACAGAGCAGGGCAGCGATCCGTACTGGATTACATCCTGCGCGAAATCAACAAGGCCGATGGAGTAGAAGACGATGTGGAAGCTTAAACACTTATTCATGAACGCTGAGCAGGGTGCAGAACAGCCAGGCGGCGGTAACGGAGGTGGTGAAGATGGCGGCAATAATCCGGGTGCTGGCGAACCTTCTGGTAATTCTCTCCTCAGCACAGGCGCGGGCGAACCGGGTGCTAATGACTGGCTACCTGAGAAATTCCGCGTTATGGGCGAAGACGGAAAGCTCAGTATTGAAAGCTCTGCCCGCAAACTGGCGGAAAATTACACTCACCTTGAAAAACGCATGGGTAGCGGCGACGCGCCGCCGAAAACGGCAGATGAGTATGCGCCTAAGGTAGAGGTCGAGGGATTCAACTGGGAAGAATTCAAAGCCGATCCGCGCATGCAGGGCTTCATGAAAACTGCTCACGCCAAAGGCATCACCAACGATCAGATGAGCTTCATCCTGGGTGAATACGCACAGCGCGCTCCTGAGCTGGTTGGCGGTGCCGCTGCGCTTGATTCGGAAGCTGCCACCACGCAGCTGCGCGAGGTGTGGAAGACTGACGCAGAGTTTAAGCAAAACATCGGTCTGGCTTTCCGGGCGTTCAATTCTCTTGCGGACGACGCTGACAAAGGCCGTATTGACGAGATCGGCAATAACCCGATGGTTATCCGCATGCTGGCAAAAGTCGGTGCTGAAATGCAGGAAGATGCGCCTGCGGGTGGCGATGTAAACCTCGAAGAGCAGCAGACCATTCGCGACCTGATGAAATCTCCGGCGTACATGGACCCGAAACATGCCGACCATGAGCGCGTATCAGCGAAAGTTAAAGCTTATTACCAGAAGCGTTACGGCGACCAAACCGTAGCGTGACATGTCACGACAACTTAAAGCGAGGAAAGACCAATGACTCAACATATCGGTGTGAAATTAATTAATGCGTTCCCTATGACCCGTCTAGCATATAACGATTTTCGTGGATGGCAGCTCCCCGCTGATGAGAACGGCGCGGACGAAGGTTATCTGGTGGAATATTTGGACGGCGGAAAACCTAATACGGATCGCTTTGATGGCTATGTCAGCTGGAGCCCGAAAGAAGTATTCGAAAAGGCATACCGTCCGGTTTCTGGCTTGAACTTCGGTCTTGCTACTGAAGCCCTTAAGCAGGGTAAGAAAGTCGCCCGAACTGGCTGGAACGGAAAAGGTATGAATTTGCAGCTGGTTAAGCCGCCTCAGTCGGCTACACCTCCAGACATGCGCTACGACGTAACTGTCGGTGACGAATATACCTTTGTTCCTGGCGTTAAATTACTTCCGTGGATCGGTATGAAAACGGCTGATGGGGGTTTTGTGCCTTGGCTGGCTAGTCAAACCGATATTCTGGCCGAAGATTGGCAGATCGTTTAATAGCCCACCAACAATTGTAATACCCCAAAAGCCAGCCTGACCCGCTGGCTTTTTCATTTGGTCGGGATTCCGACCGCACACCTCGCTAACAATCTCCCCACAACCAGCCCGGCGGGGACGCCGGATAACTGAATTTTCCCGCAGTGCGTAAGCGCCACGCGCATTGTGTTAATCGGGCCGGGCAACCGACAACCCAGCAGGCGATATTTTCTGGAGTGATTGTTATGTCATTTGATGCCAATAAGAACATGATCACCGCTGCGTTTATCACGCAGTTTCATGATTCTTTCGAAATCGCCGCGCAGCAGAAGGATTCCCGCCTGCAGGCAGCGGTAAACGACCGTGGGATGATCACCGGCGAAGCGTTCACCATCAACGATATGGGCACCATCGAAATGACGCAGATCACCACGCGTTTCGGTGACACTGTATGGGACCTGCCAGAAGCGGGCACCCGTAACGCGTTGATGGCGGACTACGGTGTATTCGTACCAGTTGAAAAACGTGACCTGCGTAAACTGCTGGCCGACCCGCAGGGGCCATATCTGCAACTGACCCTGGCGGCTTCCAACCGCAAAAAAGACGATGTTATTTATCGTGCTCTGCTCGACCCTGTGATGCGTAAAACGTCCAGCGGCGGTGCGTATGCACCGGTGGCGCTGCCTGCGTCGCAAAAAATCGTTGCTGGTGGCACGGGCATGACCAAAGCCAAGCTGATCGCTGCGAAAGCGATGTTCCGCCGCAACGAGTGCGATGAGCAGAACGGTGAAGAACTGTATATCACCTACAACGCCGACATGCTGACGCAGATCCTCAGCGATACCACGCTGACTTCTGCCGACTTCATGGCGGTGAAAATGTTGCAGGAAGGTGCTGTGTCCGGAAACTGGCTTGGTTTTAAGTGGCTGGCTTACGAAAAACTGGATTCTGCGACCGCAGGCGATCCGGCCGTGACTACCAAAACCGCCGTCGCATGGTGTAAATCCGCTGTGCATTTCGGTACCGGCGCTGAGTACAACGTCGATATCGGCCCGCGCCGCGATAAAAATAACACCATTCAGATCTCTGTTGATGCGTCTTATGGTGCTGGCCGTGCCAACGAGAAAAAAGTCGTCGCCATCGATTTTGTTGTTTAAGCCGCTGGCGTTTTTGCCGGGGTATACCCCCGGCCTTTTTTCATCTGAGGTTATGCCATGACTTCGAGTGTCTCTATCTGCTCAAACGCACTTCTGGCGCTGGGTGCTCACCCTATAAATGATTTCGACGAAGACACGGGTCATGCTCGTCTTTGCGCCAACCTTTACCCTACTGTTCGCAATAAATTACTCCGCGCTCACCCCTGGAACTGTGCGATAAAACGCGTTGTGCTCTCACCTGTCAGCGGTGCGCCTGTCTTCGGGTACGGCTATCAGTTTTCTTTGCCGGGTGATCTGGTACGCGTCCTCTCCGTGGGCGAGCCACGGGATGATATTGATTACCGGATTGAGGGGAGCCGGCTGCTGGCAAACATCGATGTCATTCGTCTGCGCTATATCTTCCGTAACGAGGACGAGTCAACGTGGGATTCTGCGCTGGTGGATGTTGCTGAAATGATGATGCAGTCCAAGCTGGCATACGCGGTGACCGGGTCCACCAGCCTGCGTGATAGCCTGGCGCAGGAGGCTACGTTCCTGCTTAAGCAGGCCAAAGCTATCGACGGGCAGGAAGATCCGCCGGAAGAGCTGGGCGGCTATCCAACTTATGAGTCGAGGTTCTGATATGCGCGCGAACCTCATAAAAACCAATTTTACAGCTGGCGAAGTTTCCCCTCGTCTGATGGGGCGCGTTGATATTGCCCGCTACGCCAACGGCGCGAAGATTATCGAAAACGCGGTTGTGGTTGTGCAGGGCGGAGTTGTCCGCAGACCGGGGACACGCTTTGCAGCGGCTACCAAACACGGCGATAAAAAATCACGTCTTATTCCTACGTGTTCAACCGATCACAGGCTTACATGCTGGAGTTCGGCGACGGCTACATGCGTATTTATCAGAACGGTAAGCAGCTGGTTAACGGCGACAATACGCCTTATGAAATCGCCAGCCCATACACTGCCGATATGTTGTCTGCTGTGAATTATGTCCAGGGTGCTGACACCATGTTTCTGGTGCATCAGTCCGTCAAACCTCACCGCCTGCAGCGCCGTGGTCAAAACGACTGGGTTCTCGAGCCAGCGCCATTTATCGTTGAGCCATTTGATGAAGTTCGTGATACCCCGCAGAAATGGTGTAAGCCATCCGTCAAAGAATTCGTGGGCTCTGAAATTACGCTGACTCTGAGCGATGCGGAACCGGGTGACACTCCAAATCCACCATTCTCCGGGGAGGGCTGGGTCGCTCAGGATGTGGGCTCCTACGTTCGACTTAATGGCGGTCTGGTGCTGATTAAAAGCATAACCAGTGCGCAGATTGCCGTCGGCACCATCCGCAGCGACCTGACGGCAACACAGGCGGCATCACCTGGATCATGGACGCGTGAGGACACGGTCTGGAGCGATGAATTTGGCTATCCCGGCGCGGTGACACTATACCAGCAGCGCCTTGTCCTGGCGGGTTCGCCAAAGTACCCGCAAACAATCTGGTGGAGTGAAACAGGCGTTTACCTGTCCTTTGAGATTGGGACCGAAGACGATGATGCGATCAGCTTCACGCTGTCTTCTGACCAACTGAACCCAATTGTGCATCTGGCGCAGATGAACACCCTGATTGCGCTTACCTACGGAGGGGAGTTTACGATTACCTCCGGCAACGATGCAGCCATTACGCCGACGAATATTTCGGTTAAAAACCCGAGCCCTTACGGCTGCAACGGGATCCGACCTGTGCGTGTCGGTACCGAAATCATGTTTGTGCAGCGCGCTGGCCGGAAACTCTACGCGGTAGCGTACGACCCGGACAGCTTTGTTTCCTATTCCGCCAACGATATGACGGTGCTGGCTGAGCACATCACCGCTGGCGGTGTGCTGGATATGGCATACCAGCAGCAGCCGGATGCGTTTATCTGGATGGTCCGGGCTGATGGCGCTGCGGTCACGATGGCTATTGATCGTGGTCAGGATGTAATTGCATGGTCACGTCAGGTAACAGATGGCGCGTTTGAGTCGCTGGCGACCATCCCATCGGAAGCTGACGATGTGGTTTATGCGATCGTCCGTCGCGAGATAAACGGCCAGACCGTACGTTATGTCGAGGTGTTCGACAGCAAACTCTATACGGATTCAGCCGTTACAGGGGCCAGCGGCGGCGATGGTGCTACGACATGGTCTGGGCTTTCGCATCTTGAGGGGCAGACGGTTGATGTGGTGGCCGATGGTGCAGTTATGCCGCAGTACACCGTTTCCTCTGGTCAAATCACGCTGTCACGTAAGGCGAAAAGCGTGGAAATCGGCCTGCACTTCGAAAGCACGATCGAAACGCTATCGCCGGAGGTTCAGACCACAGAGGGTACGACACAGAACGCGAAGAAGCGCACCAGCGAAGTGACGATGCGTTTTCTCGAAACTACTGGCGCAGAGTGCAACGGCCAGGTCATTCCGTTTCGCCGGTTCGGTCCAAAAATCCTCAACCAGCCCGCACCGCTTTTCACCGGTGATCACTACTGGGGAAAACTTGGCTGGGAGCGCGGGGAAGACACCCTGCTTATTCAGCAGCGCCAGCCGCTGCCATTCCATCTTCTTGCAATTATTTTCACTTTCACCAGTAACGGGGGCTGACATGGTACGTAATGCAACGGCCGGGGATATCCCGGCGCTGATCGAGCTGGGTGCGCGGATGTATATCGAGTCCCGCTATTCGAAGAACTCGCCCTTTGATGAAGAAAAATGCGCAGATCTCGCCCGCACTCTTATTTCATCACCTGCTGGCTGTCTGCTGGTGGCCGAAAAAGGCGGTGCGGTAATTGGCTGGCTGGCCGGGGGGATCGCTGAGCAGTGGTTCAGCCGCCAGTTAATGGCGTTTGAGTATGGGCTGTTTATCGCGCAGGAACATCGCGGCGGCACAGCTGGCCCGCGTCTCGCGAAAGCATTTATCACCTGGGCGGAAGAGCATGGTGCCGCGATCATAAATATGGGTATCACCACGGGCGTGCATGAAGAGCGCACCGGTGATTTGTATTCACGTCTCGGCCTGTCGCGTACCGGTCTGCTTTATTCCAAAGAGGTGTAACGATGTGCACTGGCATAGAAATTGCGGCAATCGGCGCATCTGTTCTTGCTGCGGGTGGTGCTGTCTATAGCGGGCAGCAGCAAAAGAAAATGTCGAACTACCAGGCGGCGCAGGCGGAAGCCGATGCAGAAGCCGCGCAGGCAGCTGCACGTGTAGAGGCGGATCGCATCCGTAAGGCTGGCAGGGCTCAGGCAGCACAGGCAAATGCAGCGCTGGCTGCGTCAGGTGTGGACACTGGAGAAGGTACCGCATTGCGTATTCAGTCCGGCATCGTGGGTGATGCAGAGCAGGACGCGTACCAGACCATTCTGAACGGTTCAAACCAGAGTGCACGGCTCAACGCGCAGGCGTCTGCCGACCGCATCAGCGGCCGTAATGCTTCAACATCTGGCTACATCAGCGCGGGCAGCTCACTGCTTAGCGCTGGCGGGACAGCGTATAACGGCTGGAAAAAAGCAGGGAGTAAATAACCGTGAGAATTCCAACGGGTAATTTTGGTAACGTTACGCCGCAGGCGAATCCTACCCGCGTCAGTGTCAGTAATGTCGGGCAAATAGGTAACGCAGTCGCAGGTCTGGGGGCGGCTTTAGGTCAGACTGCTGATGAGGTACAGCGCACGCAGGATAAAGCGGATGTGGCGGCAACCCAGGCTATCCTTACCGATCTTGATGCGAAATCCAGTGACCGTTGGGAAAACCCGGAGACCGGCGCGCTGGTAACCCGGCAGGGGTTCAAGTCTTCCGGCGTTGGTCTGGACATGGATAAACAGGACTCTTCCGACTATGAAGAGGCCCGTAAACGCGTACCGCAGAGCCAGCTGCAGTATTTTGACGCTCAGTGGAAAGCGGGTCAGATCCGCCGAGCCAGCACCTACAACAGCTTTGAGCGTAGCCAGACTGAACAGGCGCAGCGCCAGCAGCTCGACGCGACGGTTAAATCGTCCGTTGAACAGGAAGCGGGGGCGTTTGACGATCCGCAGGCCGCTGCGTTAATTCGAGGCGCACGACAGCACTCCATTTCATTGTATGGCCAGGCGCAGGGCTGGTCGCAGGAACAAATTGACCAGGCAGTTTCTGAGGCCAATTTGCGGGCTATGGACCAGCGAGCCCAGAACTATGCAGTTACCAATCCGCAGGGCTGGTTAAATGGCGATTTCCCGGTAAAAGATACTGGCGCTCTGGATATGCGCGCTATCGGCATCGTTGAATCCGGCGGTAAGCATTTTAATGCTGACGGCAGTATTATCACTTCGCCCGCCGGCGCGCAGGGAAAATATCAGCTGATGCCAGATACGGGCAAAGAGCTGGCGGCGAAGCGCGGAGTTGAATATAACCCGGCAGATGAAGAACAAAATGCCCTGCTGGCGAGCGATTACGCAAATCAGCTGTACGGTAAATATGGCTCTGAAATGCTGGCGGGTGCTGCCTATAACTGGGGTATGGGTAACGTTGACAAGCTGATCGCGAAAACCGGAGACCCACGCAAGGGTGAAATTTCTGAGTCTGAGTTTATCAGTAAGTTGCCCGCTGAAACTCGCGGATGGCTGGCCCGCTACCGTAAAAACAAAACAGGCCTCGATCCTGTTTCTGTCAACAAAATCGATAACATTGCCGAGTCAAAAATCCGGGAGCAGCGTACGGCGCTGCGCGAGAAAATTGACCCGATTCTGAACAATACGATGGTGCAGCTGTACAACGGGGAAGTGCCTGACGCGATGCCCGATAAAGCATCAATTATGTTTGCGTACGGCGAGCAGGGGGCAAAAGCCGTTAAGCAGCTCGACATCGCGATCAACAATGCCAAAACCTTCCAGGCGATCCAGTACGTGTCCCCGGAACAGCAACAGGCAGAAATCGCAAAGCTAAAACCTCAGGCAAATGATCCTGATTATGCGCTCAAGCTCGATGCGTATGGCAAGCTCGGCGCGCTGGTGCAGAAAAGCAATGAAGCGATACAGGCGCAGCGTGATACCCGTCGTTTTAACGAAGCGCTGTCTATGGGCGAGAAACTTGACCCTACCAACAAATCCATGCAAAAAGCCGCCGACGCCACGCCAACGGCGCAAAACTTCCGGATTAACGACGCCACCACCCATGACGGGATTGTGCAGCAGGTGGCCCAGACCGGGATCATCCCTTCGCAGGTAACCACCCAGTTATCGGCGATATCCCGCGCGCGCAGTCCTGAGGCGGTCCGTCAGGGAGCAGAGTTATTTAATCGCCTCTATGACACGGATCCCGCGTCTGTTGGCGACATGCCAAAGGATATGCAGGGATTTTATCTCACCGTTAAACAGCTTACCGATTCTGGCATGGCGTCCGAAACCGCTATCGAACAGGCGCAGAATCTGACCTACAACCAGACCGATGCACTCAAAGCGCTACTGGCCTCAACCCAGAGCACCAAGGAGTACAAAAAAGACCGCGGCAAAGCGATGGATTCTGCGGTGAGCAGCATGTCGGGCTTATTTAGCTGGGGAAATCCATCTGCCGACGATCAGACGCCGGAGGCCGCACGTTTCCGCAACGATTACCAGTCGCTGTACGACATCAATTACCGCACCACTGGCGGCAATGCTGATGCGGCCAAAAAAATGACCAACCAGCAGATCGCCCGCACCTGGAGTATCAGCGAGGTTAACGGCGACGCAAAACTTATGAAATACGCGCCGGAGGCACTCTATAACTACGGCCCATCGGGGTGGCAGGCGGCGCAGTGGAAAGAAGAAAAAGAAAGCCTGATGTATGGCGAGCGCAAGGGCGAAATCACCACCAGCCCGGCTCAGCTGGGCATCACCTCAGGTAGTGCCGCGCCGGTTACCAGCAAAACGCCGGAGTCGCGTATTGGCGGCGATCTGGAAATTACCCCTGATGTGCTGACGGCCCGCAATGGCGATTACGCCATCATGGTGCGAACAAAAGATAAGGATGGTATCGAGGCGGTACAACCGTTCTACGATTCTTACGGCAGGCCGATGCGCTGGAAACCGTCACTGGAAGAGTGGACGCCATACAAAAAAATGCAGGAAGAGCGCGAAGAACATGATCGCAATGAGCTGCAACGCGGTCAGGATATTCGCGGGTTCAAAGATAAACACCGTGCGCTCGATGAGCAGTACAAGCGCCTGCATAACGAGCGCATGGACAGGGTTAAAAATTACTTTTCGAGGAGCACTGAATAATGCCGGTATACGCCACTCCTGAAGAACTGAATAACGGATTCACTCCGGCGGGTAATGCCCTGGCAGCACCTACCGGATTTGATGTGCCTTTACCTGAAGGCACCAACCCCGAGCCTCAACAGGATGAGCCGTCTGTGTGGGGCGCTGCATTTCGTCAGAATAACCTGCTTGGCGAAATGTTCCGCCCGGCCAAACAGTTTGAGCCGGTAGAGGGTTATAACCCTTATGCGGATAAAACCGAGCTGCACGGGTACGAACAGTGGGGCTCGGCGTTTGCTGATTCCCGATCGCCGGAGGAGACCGCCTGGCTGAAACAACAGATTGACGACGAAAACGAGGACCGCAGGGTACTTTCCGAGGCGGGCGGCGAAGGTGTCCTCGCCAGCATTGCAGCCGGAGTGGTAGACCCTGTCACCGTAGCTTCCATGTTTATCCCCGGTGCGCAGGGCGGCGCGGTTGCCCGTATCGCGTCGCAGGCTGCAATCGGTGCAGCTGCAACAGCAGCGAGCGAGGTTGTCCTGAATAACCAGCAGATCACCCGCACATGGGGCGAAAGTGCTTCCCACGTGGCAGCCGGTGCGTTGATGAGCGGTGTATTTGCTGCAGCCGGCGCAGCGCTGTCACCCTCTGTTCGCACTGCTGCCACGCGCGAAGTGGCTGATGCGCTCGATAATATGAGTATCACGTCAGCGACGGACACCGCTGCTGCATCGCTCCCCGAAGGTGGTAGCGTCGGCGCGGCGAGAATCAGTGAGGCAACGCTCGAGGATCTCACTCCGGCAGCTGGCGGTCCGGTCGGTAAACTGGCACGTAAGGCGGGCAGTTATCTGACGCCGTTTACCCGTCTTATGGAGTCACCGTCGAAAACCTCCCGCCGTACGGCGCTGGAGCTGGCGGAGAATAACTACACCCTGCAGGGTAATGCCCGGGGTATCGAGACGCCCGTCGCGGCAGAAACCCGCGTTCGCGGGTGGCGTCGTGAAGAGGCCGCTGTCGTGGTGACGAACAAGCAGGCCTACAGCCAGTACAAAGCGGCTGGCGGTGACCTGAGCTTTTCACAGTTCCGAGAGGAAGTCGGTAACGCCATGCGCAGTGGCGATGTGCATGCTAACCCGGTGGTGCAGGAAGCGGCGCAGGCAATGCGCACCGTGGTTAACCGGGTGAAAGTGGCGCAGCAAAAGCTTGGCCTGCTACCGCCCGACGAGGAACTGAAAGCCATCGGCCAGGAAAGTTATTTCCCCCGCGTGTACAAAGTCGGCAAGATCGTCAACGAGCGTGATAAATTCCGCGAGATGCTGGTCGACTGGTGGTCGCGCGGCGAAAAAACCATGTCCCGCGAAGAGGCGGAAATTACTGCTGATGCCACGATCAATAAAATCGTCGGTGCAAAAATTCCTCAGGATTTTGCGAACGTCTTTATGGTGAAAGCGGCAGGCAGCACCCGGTCGCGTACGCTCAGCGTTCCCGATCGCCTGATGAAAGATTATCTGGAGAGCGACGCCAATTATGTACTGCAGCGTCATATCCGCGAGGCGTCAGCAGAGGTTGAGCTGACGCGCGCATTCGGTAACAAATCGCTGGAAAAGCAGCTCAAGGATATTCAGGATGAATACGATGCGCTGATGCGCCAGAACCCCAAAGACCAGGCGAAGCTGGCGAAAGCCCGCGATAACGATATTCGCGACATCACAGCGCTGCGCGACCGCCTGGCGGGTACCTACGGCATGCCGGACGATCCATCATCATTTTTCGTACGCGCCGGTGCGTTCCTTCGCAGCGCTAACTTTGTCACCAAGCTTGGCGGTATGACCGTTTCCGCTATTCCTGATCTCGCCCGCGGTGTGATGGTTAATGGGTTTGGCAATACCATGCGCGGTTACTCTGCGCTGATAACTCGGTCGCCGGCATTCAAGGCCAACCGGGCCGAACAGTTAAAAATGGCCGTCGGGCTGGAGACCATCCTCCATACCCGCGCGCGTACGATGGGCGACCTGGTAGACAGTTCCGCCCGCACTACGGCGGTAGAAGCGGGAATGGAGCGCGTCACCGATGCGTTCGGCAAGCTCACGCTGATGGGCCACTTCGACGATATGAACAAATCGGTAAACGGCATGATCACCTCCGATGGCATTTTGTCCGGCGCGTTCACTGGCCGCCGCCTTGCCAAGCTCGGCATTAACGACAATATGGCCGCGCGTATCCGCAGCGAATTCGAAAAGCACGGTGAGGTAATCAATGGCTGGCATATCGGCAATTTTGAAAAATGGGACGATCAGCATGTGGCTGGTGTCTTCCAGTCGGCGGTGCTCAAAGACGTTAACAATACCGTTATCACACCGGGGATCGGCGATACACCACTGTGGGCCAGCACGCCGCTGGGTAAAACTATCTTCCAGTTTAAATCGTTCGCTACCGCGTCCTACAACCGTGCAACGCTGGGCGGCCTGCAGGAAGGAACCGGTCAGTTTTATTACGGTACCGCTTTCCAGATTGGCCTCGGCGCGCTGACGTACGCGCTGAAACAGTCTGCAAACGGTAAAGAGGTTGACTGGTCGCCTCAGAAACTCGCCATTGAAGGTATCGACCGTTCCGGTATTCTCGGCCCTCTGATGGAATATAATAACATGGCAGAAAAAGCCTCCGGCGGTATGGTGGGGTTGGGCGCATTGCTCGGTACCGGCACACAGTCACGTTATGCCAGCCGTGGCTTTATCGGCTCTGCGCTGGGGCCGACGTTTGGCCTGCTCGATACCATTACTGATGTGACCGCCGGCGTGCTCAACGGTGATGCTGGCGATAGGGTACTGCATAACGTGCGTACGCTGCTGCCGGGTAATAATCTTTTCTGGATAGCACCGCTGATAAATCAGGTTGATCCCGGTATGAAATAAGTAGCAATATCCGGTAAAACAAAACACGGTGATAAAAATGCGCAAACTTTCTTTTATGTTAACTGGGTTTATTCTGGCCTACTCAACTGTCGCGAGTGCTACGGTATTTGGTGGCTCGAATCTAGGCTTTAGTGGTTATCCTGAGTTTTCGGATTCGGAGCCGACACCTCCTTATGATCGCAATGAATATTCAATGCAAGCGTATAAAAGTGAGGTTGAAAGGTATATCCAAAATGCGAAGGATTATACCGAAAACGCTGGTAACGATATGAAACGTATTCAGGAATCCCAGGACGATGCGATTCAAAAAGCAAACCGCGTTGTAGAGGAATATAACCAAACAGCAAGGGGGTATTAATCGGTCGGGATTCCGACCTTAAACCCACGCCATCATAGCCCTGTATTCACTACGGGGCTTTTTTATGCATCAGGATTACAAAACACGCCTTACCGCACTGAGTGATAAACTCACCGATGTGGTGCTCGAAGAAGCCGATCCGGAAAACTGGCCGGGGGCGGGAAAGAAACCGAGCGAACTGACCAAGGATGAACGCGGCGATCGCTACTGGGATAAGAAAAATGCAGCCGCATCGCTGACGCTGCTGATTAAGGTTCACTCCCTGATTGGCATGCAAACGCGCGGCGGTACGCCATCCGATAATCCTGGTCAGGATGATGAAGCCTTTGCGCTGGGCCAGCAGGTTTCAAAAGCTGAGCGAGAGGCGGCCGCGATTATTGAGCGCCTGCAGAAAGGGAAAAAATGATTTCGTTCCTCGCCTTCTTTTTAATGTGGGCGGAGCGAATGAACTGGGACGTTCCGGACTGCCACTATCAGGCCTGCCACTGGCTGGAGCATCGCGGAAACCTCGCGGTGCTTCGCTGTTTCCGTGGTTTCGGTAAATCAACGATCCTTGCGGTCTATAATGCCTGGCGATACTACTGCGATCGTCAGTACCGCATTCTGCATCAGTCTGAATCAGACGGAACCGCGTATAAAACCAGCCGTGACACTCAGAACGTCCTGCGTAACCATCCGCTGACCAAAGGTATGCTTCCTGACGGGCAGGGAACCGTTGAGCAATGGTGGGTTAATGGTGCGCTGGATTTACGTAACGGCAGCATGTACGCAAAAGGCATCCTGTCTAACGTAACCTCAGCGCGCGCCAACGAATGCCAGAACGATGACGTTGAAGTACCCCGCAATATCCAGACGCCGGAAGCGCGTGAAAAGTTGCGCTATCGCCTGGGTGAGCAAACGCACATCCTGATCCCCGGCGGGCGCAAACTCTACATTGGTACGCCACACACGCATGACAGCCTTTACGATGAGGTGGAGTCTATGGGCGCTGACTGTCTTACCATCCGGCTGTTCGATAAAGAAAAACGCATCGAGGCAAAAGACGCAACGCAGCTGCGCTACGAGTTATCTTTCCGGCCGGAATATGTCTTTGCGGGCATCCACAAGGCGGCGCGGCTGTTGGTCGAAAACGTGGATTATAAGCTGACCGCCGACGGCGTTGAGTTTGCGGACGCACCGGACACGGTTATCGATTTTTATGCAGACTGCGCCTGGCCTGAACGGTTCACCCGTGAAGAAATGGAGAACCGCCGTAAAGAAACACGCACGATTAACGAGTGGGATAGCCAGTATCAGCTGCACAGTAAACCCGTCGGAGACGTTCGCCTCGACCCTGACCGCATCCGGGAATACAACATTCATCCACAAATTCGCTATGCAAACCGCACGGCCTCGCTCTGGCTTGGCAACGTGCAAATAGTTGGTGCTGTCGCCTGGTGGGATGTGGCCACTGGCAAGGTTAAGGCTGACGCCTCGGCGTTCTCTCTGATGCTAACGGATGCCAGGGGGCATCTGTACTGGCATATCTGCCAGGAACTCACCGGCGAGCTTGCGGAGTTTGACGATAACGACAAAATCACCGGCGGGCAGGTAGTGCAGATCAAAGAGCTGGTGCTCAAATATCAGATCCCGGTAGTGTGCGTCGAGGTAAACGGGCCGGGGAGTTTCGCGGGTAAATTACTGCGTCAGGCGCTCAAGGGGACGGGCTGCGGCGTCCGGGAAGAGTTCAGTATCACCAACAAGCAGAAACGCATCCTTGATGCGTTTGAAGCGCCGCTGTCCTCGCGATTCCTGTGGGCGCATACTGACGTGCTCGACGGCCCTGTGTACGACCAGATGCGTGACTTTAACCCGGCGCTGACCAACCAGCCGGACGACTTTATAGACTCTGGCGCGGGAGCAATAAGTCAGACCCCTGTACGCATCGGGAAAGTGGTCGGGATTCCGACCGGACATACGCGCGAAGATTGGCAGTTAAGTGACGGAGATCATCTGGTCGACGTCGATTACTAACTTGCCAGAGGTTTCGCATCATGTCGGTACCGAACCAGACTCCATATATAATTTATAACGCCAACGGCCTGACCACCGTTTTTCCCTTCGAGTTCTATGTCATCAACTCCGGTGATATTCAGGTCACAATTAACGGCACCGTTATTACTAGCGGGTACACGGTGTCCGGGGTAGGGAATATCGGCGGCGGGGATGTGATTTTTATCACCCCGCCAGCCAGCGGATCGGTTGTGATGCTGGAGAGGGTAGTGCCAACGTACAGGCTGACCGATTATCAGGATAACGGCGACCTCCTGGCCGACACGGTTAATAAGGATTTTGACCGCCTCTGGATGGCGATACAGCGTTACGGTATACATCTCGGTCTGGCACTTCGCCGCCCGCTGTTCGGTGGTCCCTTTGATGCAGAGGGTTATCGTATTGAGAAACTGGCAGATCCAGTTAATGCGCAGGACGCAGTGACTAAAAAGTATTTAGAAAGCGTATCTTTAGCCCGGGTGCTTCGCGTTCCAGAGGCATCAGTTGGGTTAGTACCTTCGCTGGATCTGCGTCGCAACAAACTGCTGGCATTCAATAACTCAGGTGATCCTATCCCGGTGTTGCCAGAATCAGGGTCTGCCTCAGATGTTTTGATTGAGCTGGCAAAACCTACCGGATCCTCTCTCATTGGATATCAGTATCCTGCGGATGGCAGTGTGCCAAGAACGGTACAGAAAAAGCTTGATGATTTCGTAAACGTACTTGATTTTGGTGCTAAGGGTGATGGCGTCTCAGATGATTCATTAGCCTTTAAAAAAGCCTCAGCTACCGGTAAGAAAGTGTTTATCCCTGATGTTTCAGGTAATGGTTCTGGCTGTATTTACAAAGTAAAAAATGTATATATCAAAAAGCCATTGCTCTTTGGGGAGCATAGTAATGTGGAGATCCAGCCGGTGTCTGCTGGTGATGAGATGTTCTATTTTGGAGACCCTGACCAATCGTCCACTTACATCATTAACGGCGCCAGAATAGAAAATCTCACCTTCTCCTGCCCAATGGCTTCAGCGGGAGATTACCCTATAGCCATACGATGCCATCAACAGCAGCAAATGGAAGTATTCGGATGTACATTCTATCGGTTAACATTTGAGCTTATAGACTACAGATATGTCACCTTTAGGAAAATTCGTGGAATAGGTTCAATGTTTTATTCAAACAGGACCCAACCAAACGGTGTTGACTGGGCAGATTCATTAGTTATCTCAGACAGTTTTATCGCCTATACTTCCCGCATCGAGGTCCGCAACTCTGTAGGGTTTCAAATGCGAAATACCTATTGCGCAAATCCGACATCTACTCCATGCCTGTTATTGGGGTATGACGATTGGGCAAAACCGAGTCATGGAACGTGCCAGCTGACTGACGTAACAATTGAAGGTGTTACAGAACTCAACAATTGCAACCTTTTTGTTTTTATTGTAAACGGTCATATGGGTGCATTCCAGGGGCATGGATTAACACTTAGAGATTGTTTCTCGGTAAACTGTGTAAATACAGAATTCCATTACAGTAAAGACTTCGGTGTATACATGAATGCGTGTAAGAAATCATCATTCACTAACACCAGGTTTACAAACAATGGTGAAGGCGGAATTAGGGTTGGTGGTAATACGCAATTTGTTGCATTCGCTGGATGTCTTTTTGGTGAAGGGGGGATTGCTAATGACGGCCCAACTCAAAAACGCGGAATTAACATAGAGGATACCAGTGGCGGCGTGACGGTGTTGTCTTCTGTATTCGATGGAAACAGCGAAGTTAATATAGGCGGAGACCCAAGTAAGTATAGGGCGCTGGCATGTCAAGGGGTTCCTGATACTGTAATTGTCAGTAGTGGTACAACATCCCAAAGGCCATCATCGCCAAAAGCAGGGCAACAATTCTATGATGCATCTTTAGGGCTACCAATCTGGTGGAACTCAGTTAGCGGCACATGGAAGCGGGCAGATGGTACTAATGCATGATTAATAATTCAGTTCATGCATAGCTATGCCTTTTATAATAGGCACCGTGGAAAACTCACGGTGCTTTTATATATCACTAATTTAAGATGTTGTATTCCTATTCTTTATTTTTATGATTACCCTTTTTGCTAATCTAGTAGTAGGTATTTCAATGAATTTATGCATCAATACAGCAATGGTGATAGACATTGTCACTATCACACAAAACCTTCTCCATCCATAGCTTTGCGTGTATACTTGAAACAAGTTTGAATACCTATCAGCTACGCTGATAACAACGATGTGAGAGATATACAGAGAATAAGATATATTGCCAATAAAAACAAAAGGTTTTGGATACTTTATACCCCTGCTGATGTCGTAATAAATGATCGGGAACAACAGGAATAATGCACCGATAGCTCCATTTGTAATCCCATACCCATATCTAAACATTGAAATAAAAGCCGCAAGGCCAAAGCATAAAAGTATAGGTGCAACAGCATCAATAGTATTCGATAATTTGTTTTTATAATCTGATAAGAAAAACTCTCCAATAATCATTCCAATTATAAAATCATATATTATTGGGTTTGATATAAAGCTTATGTTTCCCAAAATACCTACATCTAAATACCCTACACTTTGAGCGTCAAATGATACTTTGCCTGTAGTATACATTTGCATCGAAAATGCTATTAAGACAAGAATTAATGAGCACAGAATGGTTCTAAATCTCGAAGTTATAAGAAGCGAGATGCTAAATACTAAATAGAAATACACCTCATATGTTATAGTCCATGCAGGTATTATTAGGCTATATCCATAAAAAGGTGGCGCATCAGTATAGTTTAATGGGATTAATAATGAACTTTTAAAAACATCCATCCATGGAATATTTTCCATTTGAAAAGATCTGTCATACATTACTATGAAAACCAAGTACACTAGCAAGCACGAATAGTAAACAGGAAATATCCTGAAAACTCTCTTTATTGCAAAGTCATAAAATCTATTAGCTCTATTCGTTATGTTTCCATTAGTGGTAAACACCATGATAAACCCACTTATGAAAAAGAAAAGATCAACCGCAAATGGAGAGTTCTGTGTAACTATATTAAAAAAGCTTTCAGACCCAAATTTTCCAGTGAATATAACTGAAAAGTGAGATGCGATTACAATAAGCACAGCGAATGCACGTAGGCACTGAACCCCATCAAGCTTTCTGGTAAAAGAACTGTTTAAGTGTTCCAAATTCCTCTCCTCATTGAAATCTGCAAGTATAATTCCTATACGTTTATTTATTTTTTTTCATTTTTAATAAATTCGTTATGTTTTGGTAGTCCATTTGCAGCCACATACCTATCATGACAACCTCTATCAAAATCATTACTCTATTGCCTTCACTATGCCCTTTTATTAATCCTATGACGCTCAGTAATGCTGCAAATCTCACAAGGTTATTAGAAATTGACTCCATCATAGACATTGCCTTTTCGATTTAATTAACAGTTCGTCGCCTCTTAACAGCCACGATAAACCCAGATATTTCGAGGTTTTTTAAGAATTGGAGAGAGTTTACCATCAGTGGTTGCTTGAATCGACCTCCAGAATATAGTCGGGATTCCGACCGGCTCGCCCGCTTACCCTCAGCCCACTACTATGATTTTCCCCACAGGGGGTGAGGCGTGAGGATGAATAACCTTTCAGACGTAGCGGCGGGGCTGTCCTACGGTACATCTATTGGCAGCTTTGGTTACTGGCTACTGCAACTACTCGATAAAGTTAGCCCCAGCCAGTGGGCCGCCATCGGCGTTCTTGCCAGTATTCTCTTTGGTCTGCTGACTTATCTGACCAATCTGTATTTCAAAATCAAGGATGATCGGCGTAAGGAGGCACGGGATAATGGCTTCCAGCAAGACTAAGCTCAGTGCTGCCGTTCTGGGGCTGGTACTCGCCGGTGCGCCAGCTTCTGTCATTCTTGACCAGTTCCTGAACGAGAAAGAGGGAAACAGCCTAACCGCGTACAGAGATGGTGGCGGAATCTGGACGATTTGCCGTGGTGCCACGATGGTTGATGGTAAGCCAGTGGTGCAGGGCATGAAGCTGACGCAGGCTAAATGCGATCAGGTAAACGCCATCGAACGCAATAAGGCTCTTGCGTGGGTTGACCGCAATATCAAAGTTCCTCTGACCGAACCGCAGAAAGCCGGTATCGCATCCTTCTGTCCGTACAACATCGGACCCGGCAAATGCTTCCCGTCAACGTTCTATAAGCGAATGAATGCCGGTGACCGAAAAGGTGCATGTGAGGCGATCCGCTGGTGGATCAAAGACGGGGGCCGTGACTGTAGACTGACCAAAGGCCAGAAGAATGGCTGCTATGGTCAGGTTGAGCGCCGGGATCAGGAAAGCGCGTTAGCGTGCTGGGGTATAGACCAGTGACCATTAAAGCAAAACTGTTAGTGCTGGCCGTTCTGCTGGCACTTTTCGTCGGTACCTTTTACGCAGGCTTTCTGAAAGGCTGGTATAGCCACAGCGAAAAGGTTAACAGCGAGCATGCAGCGAAGAATAAAAAGGCTGAGAAAGCTGTTGCCACCAGCGAGCAGAAAGCGGCAGCGGCCAGCGCAGAAGGAAAAGTGATTTACCGGACTGTTTACCGAGACGTGGTGAAATATGTTAACGACCCGAACCATATTAAGTGCGATTTTGACGATCACGCTGTGCAGCTGCGGCAGCGCGCAATCGACGCGGCCAACAATATCCCAGGATTTGATGAGCCCTCCGTGCAAGGCAAGTAACGCAGGGCGGGATAGCGACGAAGACCTGCAGGCGGATACTCAGACGGCAGAATGTGTGCGGGAGCTGCGGACAAATATCTATCGCTGGCAGGCATGGTACAGGGCTACGGAATAGCCTGTTTTGTTCCTCAATCGGGAGCGAGATCAAAACGGGTATCAATTCGGGTATCTATCTCATTTGTGAAGATAAAAAGCAGTAAATACATGTAGTTATTTTCTGTGTTTTACTCCTATTATCGGCACCATCAACAGAAAATCCCGTAAAAACAGCATTCTTTAGCATGTTTATCTAACGGTTTGTAACTTCTGTTCTAACGTCTGTTAGCACTGGTAAACGCCTTTGCGTTGTATCGGCTCAAGTATTGTACAACGTACTGGCGGGTAGTTACCAGGCTCAAGCCCGAACAGCATTAGAAATTATGCCATCCCTTGAAGCTAAAAGAGTTGCCGGACTCTCTAAACACATCACTTGAACCCTTAGCGATACGTTCCGCGCTTCGTGCGGCGCTCAATGATGCTACACGTCGAGATGACGTTGCAGAGAATAAACAGGCGTAATGTTGGGAAGACTAACCGGATCGGGAAAGAATCCGGCTCTGCCACGGTTTCGATCACCGGAGTATAACGATCACCTGATAAGAGAACGTGCTAAGGCTTTATCCTCCCTGCGAAGGGATTACACCCTGCGGAAGCGCTACGCGCCGCCTTTTCTTATGTGCCCAACACGGCACGTAATGGTCATCCATTATCTGCACCATTGTAACTTTCGTTGTACTGTCTCTCTGCTGTACGTTGAGCGCTGGCAGATTCAGCGGAGGTGATATCATGTCAAAAGCCACGAATAAGGCAGCCACTAAGCGCAACAACCGTAAGATTCACGCTCGTAAATTCCTTGCTACGCCAGAAGGTAAAGCTTGGCTTGCTAAGAAGCAGGAAGAGCGAGAGGAAATCAAGCTGGCGCGAACGGCTAACAACATGTTTTAAGCTACCCATCACGGTGCTAAATGGCTTATATCGTCTAAAATCTATTAGTTGCACAATTTAGTGGGCTCTTTCTTTGGAGACACTCACCTTGACTGGAGAGCAACGAGATTTTGTTGAGTCAATGTATCAGGATAATACTAACAGTAGGGGGATGGTAATGACCAATAAGCAGTTACGTATCCACTATGGGTTTCATGGAAAACATAAAGAGAAAATTATTGAATGGGACGGATGTGATCAAATCAATACCGTGTTGTCAGCGCTTGTTGAAGATTTGAATATACCGACAGCTACTCAGACAGTTAACCTCCTTGAGCATGGCATTGATGATGTGTTCTTCTTTGATGAAGTAAGCAAAAAGTGGGAAGAGATCCCTACAAAATGGTTGGCAAGGGCATAAGGGGGCGATGTCCCCTTTATTTTATTTTTTAATATCGCCAGTACATTGATACTCCATTGAGACCAGTGTTTCCATACATCCGCTTGAGGATGGTTGAGAACAAACTGAAGTATAACCGCCGAAAGGCTAAGCACCAGAATAGCCACATGCAGCGCAACGCTGTGCTGCTGCTTGAGCGCCTTGCTGGACGTTCACTTTAGGGGGGCGAACATCCCGAAAGAATAACTCGTTTTTACAGTCCCATCAGACTTGCTACCACCAGTTAGAACCTGTTGTTTCTATACAGCACACCCAGACAGAAGCAGAGAAGAAGCTAACAACATCAATAAACTTTTACGCATCAAGGATCATCCCTACCAAGAGTTTTTGTGTTAAGTTGTTGCGGTAAGATTGCTAACTTAAAATATAGCCTCAAAAACTGTAAGAGTTTTCTTAATGATTTCTGTCTGATTCTTGAAAGAAGGAATAATAGTTGCTGCGCGTGATAATGTTAATTGTTTCTATCTTGGCATTACCTGAAACATTAGGTTGCTCTTTTATTGTGTTCTTGTTTGTGAATAACTGGTTAAGTAAACAGGAGGCGATTGCCATCGCGCGTATTATTGCCGTCGAGATGCGTTCATCTGGTTATATAGATAGTTTCGAACTTCGTGTGAGCAGATTTGGGGCGAAGAAGTTTTTTAGTATGTTTGGGGAGTTTTACCTCAACCAATTTGATCCCGACACACGAGAGAGAAAGTATCAGGGGGATGTATCTCTGCAAGGTGTGGGTAATGTGTACTGTGAGTTCACTTATGATCACTACAAGTTTACCAAGTGCACCCTCACTGCTGGTGTGTTCTGATTGCTTTCCAAATGCTCTGGTGCGCCTTGCGTTAACCTTTCAGTCTCATGAGCGCCAGCGGCAGTACAATCACATGTTTCATACGTGCGTCCCTCTCTTAATGCCTGTTGAATACTTCGTTCGTAGTGCGTCCACTTTGGCCTGAGTGATCCCCAGGTAGGCGCGTGTGTGTTCGGTGGAGCGATGCCCTAACATTTTACTAATCACCTCTAAATCCTCATTGTTATTATGGGCAATCGTTGCCACGGTCTTACGTGCGCTGTGCATTGCGATCACTGCGTCCGGTGGAAGGAGGCCGCGCATCTTGAGCTTATCTACTGCATACTGAATCTCTGCATGGATTTTAGAACGGCTGATCGGCTTACCCTTGCTCCGGTTACTGTCATTCTGGAACACATATACATTATTCCCGCGCTCGTTATAACGAGCTTTCAACACCTCCCTTGCTGTCTCCGTGAGTTCCACTTCTACCGCTTCCTTTGTCTTGTCCTGTGTTATACGCAATACCTTGCTACCAATATTCAGTTCGTCCCAGCGCCAGGAACGCATATCCACGCCGCGAAGCTGTGTCTCTACTCCTATAAGGAAGAGATCCGCCACTGTCTGGCTCTTCTTCGCGATTTCCTCCACTACAATCTTCACCTGTTCGGCGCTCTCAAGTCCGTCTGTACGCTTTGCACCCTTACTGATTGCCATTCTCTACCTCCACAATCTGTCTTTATGGTGTAAATATTGATCAAAAACAGAAGGATAGCAAGATCATTTTGTTCGCATTTGCATAAATGTCTTATTGGTGGGGTTTAGGAAGTATTAAGTGGCATTAAACGCGATTAAAGCCGATTTAGGGGAGCGCGGTTGCGAGAAGTGCTTAACGGACTAAAACCAGGCCTCCCGATCTGGTGATTTCGTGAGTTTAAAATATCTTATTGATTTATAATGGTTTTATTTTTAACAATGATGTTTCATGGAAACTTTATTTTGTCAATATATTTATTTTTACACCCTGATTTTGCCCCAGGAATAGCCGAAAAAAGGCCAATAAATCGAGCTAAAATATAAGTGATTGTTTCTACTAAATGATGAATAGGACAGATAACCTGAATGTCCTATCGGAGTGAGATATCGCACGACAGATGATAATAATTCTCACATGAGTTGATTGCACCAAGAAATGATTAGAATGCTAATGAATTGGTGGGATTTGACATGGAAAAAGAAGCATCGTTTCAATTTAGAAAGCTCGTTCAGCACATTGCACCTACCATGAAAGTGTACATTGTGGACAATGATCGCTGTGAGCCTCACGGCGCAAGGCTTTACGCAAAGTGAGTGATAGTTTCAATTGTTACTATCTTAATTGCTATGGTAACTTTATCCCTGTAACAACGGCAATCTTTACCTGACATTTAAGATAGGTTTTGGCGTTAATATCGTATGGTTTTGATAGGTATAACCTAAGGTTTTCCTCTGGCTGTTCTTAGGATTGTTGCATGTGCGATTCGTAGTGAGCAGGGCGACGATCTACCGTTGGGTGAAGGGCTGAAAGTGACGTTTTGTTACTTTCGTAATATACGGGAAAAACCCGTATGTTCAGATGTTGGTTAACTGGATATACAGGAAAAACCCGTATGTCTGCATGATGATATACAGGAAAAACCCGTATGTTTCGGCATGATATACGGGAAAAACCTGTACTATATAAAGAGATTCTAAAAGCGATCTCTAAAAGAGAGCTTTTAGAAGATCTATGTTTTTGCGCTTGTCGCAAAGATCATTTTGCTGGCGGCTCTTCGCCGTCACTCAAGGGGAAATGTCCTGGTACGCCGTTTGGTGGCTTCCCGGACACCCCCGTTCCTGCTCACGACGCAGCAAAGCGTTACTCTTTACCTTCTGGACTCGTGCAAACTTCGTTTCTGACGAGAGTCAGGCACGAACGATTATTTGCCATCGGCAAGAGATCGCTTTCGCCGTGGGCGAATACCATTGCGCTGTGCGCTTTGTTACCATCTGACCAACCAACTACCGTTGATTGTCCATCTGATAAGCTGACTAACTTCAACCATCCATTCATGAACTAACGTTCACCCATGCAAGGTTTCAGTAAGTCAGTGGCTAAGGCTTCACTGGTCGCTGATAGCTCCAGTTCATCCAGCCTCAATCCAATACCAACACCTACTATCCTGATAACTACCGTTATCCCTCTGTAGTTGTGCTATTGGTTTCGGTAAGTGCCAGAGGGCGCACAGGAAGCCCGTAGAGCGATTTAAACAGGGTAGGGAATGCAATGGTAGCCTGAAAGCGTCAGAACGCCGCAGAGAGCGTTACAGGCTGTTTTTCGTTGTTCTTGTGGCTGTCTTCTCTGGTGGCAAGTTCTACCACAAAAACAGATTGACATCCACTGTTTATTTTGTGTATAAAGAGCACAAATCGCAAAGCAGAAATACAACGCATTGAAAATGATCAAAAAAATTTCGAATAATCACCGTTAAGGGGTTGACAAAAGTTTAGAAATAGGTTAGAATACCCATATAGCATAAAACTTTATCCACATAATCTCTTAATGCACTTTGAGCCGTCAGGCTGCAAGGTGTCTTTTTATTTACGCCAACCATAGGAGGCCACACTGAGATACTTTGACGTTGAAGACACACTTCAACAATTGAAAGACGGAACCACCAACCGTTACCGCATCCGAGCACTACGCAACGCTTGCCGCGCTCGTGGATACCACGAGAGGGAAGCCTTTCTCACAGAAGTATTGAAGCGCTGGGATGAAATCCGCACTTCGACCACCAACGAATAAACCAGAAGGAGGAAACCATATGAGCGAAACCCAAAAGAAGAAACCAGCCGGAACATTCGTAAAACTGCCGGATGAAGTGTTTACCACTTTGTTCAAAGAAGCACGAGCGCGAGGCTTAACAGTGCAGGAGATGTTAATTGACGCTGCAACCAAACTTTCCACATCAATTCAGAGCGGAGAACGTTCTATCAAATAAGGATACACCCTAACATGACTGACATTATAAACAGTAAGGTTTTTAGTTTTACCAATACAGAAGACGCTTTCAACGAATGCACCCGGATCACCAATCTGAAAACGGGCGTTACAGTTTCATTATCACCAACAAACAAACAGCTATTTGTAAGAATACGCCATCGTTTTCACAATTTTGTGAAAAAGAGAGGTGGGAAGTATTACGACAACATTGATCAGCTTGGTGAGAGTGTCGGGGTAAAATACGATGCAGCAAGCGACGGAATAAAGAAACTTAAAGCTGTGGGGCTAATTTCGGGAACTATTAAAGGCAGATCCTACCAGTGGGAAAGCGTTGCAGATCTAACGCCAGAAGATTTCCTCTTCGAGCGTGATATTAACGCGATGAAACGCAAAACCGCGCCTGAATGGGTGGATTGTCTAAAACATCCAGTGTTTGGCAACGCTAAAGAAGACGTAGCGCCAGAGGTGCAGGAAGAAAAGCAACAGTCTGTTCCAGAAGCCGATCCGATGTGCGAGTTTGACGATACGCCGGAAGAGGAAGCGCCAGCGCCGGAAAAAGTGGAGCCAGCACCGAAGCCAAAGCCCACGAAGAAACCAGCGGCAAGGAAAGCACCAGACAAACAGCAAACCCTTTCCCCATTCGAGTTTAAAACGCCACGGGATGAACGTTTTGACGGGATAACTTTTAATAGGTTAAACGACGCATCTGATCGCTTCTTGGTATTCCAGGATTACGATCTGCCATACCTCGTGTTATTCGAGAGTCAGGGGAAGCTAACCAACCCGAAAGCCATAGAACATCTGAAAATGAAGAGAAATCTCTTCGAAAGAACAGGGCGCTTGTAGCCATTAATAACCAGGAGGATTATGATTCAATACTTAGTAAAATACGGCGTTGACCGTATTCAGATTAACGACGCTGGAAAGCGCGTATTAGAAACCCTGCAATACTTTTACAGATCCAAACCAACCAAGATCCGACTTGGTGACATTATCGAACGTTCTGGATGTTCGCAGAGCGGTGTGATGTTCTGGCTTCACACGTTAAAATCATTCGGTGTGATCGACTTTAAAGAAACTGGCTATTTTGACGTAACAGTAAAATCAATGATCTCGGATTATGAGATCATCTACTCAAACAACTAATAAAATCTACGGGAAACTTTTATGATCATCGCTATGTATTGGTTATTTGCATTTTACGCAGTATGGACATTAACGAGAAAACACGGAAGTTTCCCTCTACGAGGAATGAATGGGAAAAAGAAAACGTAACGTAGTTACAAAATTTGAACGAAACGCACAATCATTATTACGAACATCTGATTTTCAAAATCTATCTCGCCTTTCGAAGGAATACAATTCTGTTCCTGGTGAATGGCAAACTACAATAATTGAAGAGAATAGCCCTGCAATGTCTCCTGACGAGATGGGCGCATTACAGGATATTCTCAATAGCTGCCCTGGTGCATTCTGGAAACCCAGGAAGATTAAAATATTCAATGTGGATTCTTCAAACCTCCACAAATGGCAAATTCTTAATTTCTCCTCATACGAACATTATTGCGGATGGCTTTCGGTTAATCACCTTAACAATTTAACCCGCGACTTTGACACCCTATTTGATACCAAGGAACATTATGACTCTTAACACTATGGACACCGTGAACATCGTGAACATCGTGAACACCCTAATTAACTCTTTCCACGACATTTGGCATTTACCAGCCCTGCGGCTTGTTAATAAGGCGTGGTGTGAGAGAACGCCCTCCGCGCTCCTGGAAGCGATACAATACACTGAAGAGGCAATTACCGCCCTTGAGCACTGGAACGCTGCTGTAGAGCACCTGGTGCAGATGAACGGGGATACCGTCACCGTGGATCAGGCGTGGCGCATTGCCAATGATATGGAGGAGCTTGCCCTCGCTATGGAACACATCACCGTTGAACTCGGAGAGCTTGCCATCCAGATCGCGGAAGAATGCGCATAACATAAAAGTTACGAAATGTCTTGACTTATTGTGCTATTTGTGTCATAATAGAGGTATAGGGTAAGTATTCGAATCACTCACCCTCGTATGACAATACGCACTCCCTGAGAATGCCGTTTCCCATAGCGGCACTCTCTCCCTCTGAGTGCTATTTCTGAAAGTGTTGGTTCTTTCTTCTTTGTCTTGTTTGTTCCGAAGGAATGCGCGGGATGTAATGTCTCGTTGTGTTGGTATTGCATCGCAATCACCGCGCATCTCCGACTTTTTCAGAAAGGGCATTCGCTCTTTACTCATTCATTCCGTTAGGGTGAATGTAGTCAGACTGAATAAACGCCGTCAGCGGTAGTTACGTTCAGGCTGGCAAATTCTTATTACTATTCCAGGGTGATAAGAAATTCCATTCCCACTTCTCGCCATGACAGAAGGGCTTCTGTTCTGAAGTGGGAGCAAAGCACCCCCGATCTTTTTTTAATCTCCTAAGATATAAAACGGGGGTTCTTTTTTAGAAGTCACTCTTAACCTCATTCCTCCTGAAAATGATGTTAACAATGCCTCTCTAACAAGGTATTCCTCCAGGGGCTTAACCGCCCCTTTTTAATCGTCTGTGTGTAACATTTTCGTTATTAACGGCAGACACAACGCGAAGGAAACGAAGAATGTTTCTCTTAAACAATCGCGACCGAATCCTAAAACACAAATCCGAAGTGATTCAAGTTAATCCTGAGTTAATAGCTAAAGTGGCTGAAATGGCAGGATGTACCGTTGAGGAAATAGAAAAAGCTGTAGAACAGTATTTCCCTTCTGAGGACACACCTCAGCTTAGTATGCAGGAACGGATCGCAATCAAATCCAAGGAAATCAAACAACAATGATTGTAGACCTAACCGAACTTTTCCCAATTCGTAAGAGTTTCACGGACGTAGTGAGCTACGCCACTGATTCTTTTGCAGTCGTAGAAGGTCGTGTTTTCGACCTGCCAGCGGATATTCAATGCGCCGATGTCATCGGGGCTGATGGCGCTTTATACACCTCCGGCGATAATGCCTTTGTGGTGGTAAGTGATTTCGTGAGTGCTGGCGACGGTAAAACCGTGAATGTCCTACGTGCGCCTAATGTTGGCAGCTTCGTAGCGCTCAAAGCCGACAACCTGAATGCAGCTAACCACGCCGCAGCTATTACCACGCTCGAATCCAAAGGATTCGTATGCCGTCCATTCTTCACCTCTTAATCAAGGATGATCATTAATGACTAAAATCGTAATTGGGCGTGAGATGGTCGATTTAGCGCCAATCTTCCAGGCCCTGCCGGAACGTAACTACCTTATGAATGCCCTCGACCTCTTCGACGGAGTAGGTGTTCAGAATCCGAAAGTGGTGGTGACACAGCTTCTGGATGATAACTACAGCCTGTTTAACACCCCGCAGAGCCGTTATTCATCAAACCACGACACTACCGCGCGTCAGAATGGTAAAGAATATTTGGTGGAGATTCCTTGGTTTGCAAGGGAAGACACCTTCAAACCAGTAGACGTACAAGGGAAAAGGGTACAAGGCACTGATTACGAACAAACCGTTACAGACTTGTACACCGAATACACTGGGAAACATAAAATTGCTTACCTTCGTACCCGAGAATCGTACCTGGCCCGCTGCCTCTTCAAAGGTGAAGTGTACACCCCTGCAACTGATGACCTGCTGATCTCTTATGCTGAATTGTTTGGCGTTGTGCCAATGACAGCCAGCGTGAGTGCAGCGACAGCGGCACAGGATTTTGATGCCATCTTAGACAAAGTTCAGGCTGCCGCAGGTGGATTGGCTGGTCAGATTGAACGAGTGATCGTATTCGCTAAACCTGCTGCATTCAGCCAGATTCGCTTCTCTGACAGTATGTCTAAAGCGTTCCAGTATGTAGCGCCATATGACGACCGTAACCTGTTCTACCAGCGTCACGAGCTTCTCCCTGGTGTTTCAACCTTTAGCCTACCTGGTAGCCCAGTAGATTTTGTGAAGGTCACAGACACGCTGATCCTTGCACAGATGCCAGATGATGCTGACATGGTGGCGGTTCCGGTGTTCAGCAAGGGCAGTGGCAGTACAAACCCTTATCAGAACATCTACGGCGCTGCCTCTGGCAACTTTGCGCTGATTGATGCTGCACCTGCTGAATACTACTCCTGGGGCTACCTGAGCGAGCGCGGCGATGCTTACCACGTTATGCACGAAAACAGCGCACTGCCTGTAAACCATGCGTTAGGTATGCAGGTGAAAATCACCATCACTGCTTAATGAGCAAGCGGCAGCCTGCCGCTGGAAATAATCAGGCGTTTTAATGAGGGATGCTCACTAATCCACAGCGCAATTGTGGCTCTGGTTGCATCCCTTTTTTTATTTCCCCCATAACAAGAGGAAAAATAGAGGTGGAACTCATACTCAAATCCAATCGTGGCCTACACGTCCGACTGAGTGCAGACGATGCAGAAGGGCTGCTCAAGGTGAGCCAGCTTTGCGAGCTATTAGAGATATCGTATACGGGCGTTAGAGCGCGTATTTTCCGTGGTGAAACCGTCGAAGCGGCAATTCATCACTTCTTGGATCAGAAAGGCGGTGGTGATGCTTGATATCAACGTAGCTTCCATCAAGACGACCGTTTCCTTTGTGGTCGATAAACAAAGTCTGGCGGAAGCCCGTAAAGCTGGCGATGACCTGAAAAAATACTTTGAGAAAATAGCCGATCCGAAGATTCGCTTCCAGGCTCAAAAGCAGCGCAGACAGAAAGCCCGTCAACAAGCTGACGATGCACGTTTTAATGATAAACCTCGTGATACGAAGGAAATGAAAGCCCAACGTGCGGCGCAGAAGCAGAAAGCCAGGGATGAAAAGGCCAATCTGAAAGCGAAGCAGCAGCTACAGAAGCGCCAAGAGACAGCCGAGCTTAAACTTCACCATGCAGGGCTACAAGTGTCAGGAATTAAAGGTAAATACGGACTTGATCCTAAATCTCAATATGAAGCGTTACGTTTCATACGTCAGCAAACAGAGGAATTTGCCAAAGGCAATCTGACCAGTGCCCGTATGAACGCATCTATTCGTGAGCGTGTAACTCTGTTACGCAGAGAAGCCGCACAACAAGCGAAAGTGACACAGGCACAGCGTACCCAGTATGCCGCAGCAGCCACTAAGCTAAAGGCTCAGAAGGGCGGGAATGCTCCTATCGTCGGTGGTGGGGTATTAGGAAGCCTTGCGTTAACGGCTGGCTCCCTCGGAGTGGGGCAGCGAATTGTTGACAAAGGGAATGATAACCTCGAACTGGTGAGAATGAGTGAACGTGTGAAAACCAACCCAAACGCCATAAAAACGATGGTAGCCTGGGGACAGCAACACGGTGTTGATTCAGCTAATACCTCAAAAGCCGTCGATAACATGAAAGATGTGCGTGAACGCCTCGCCATGACTGTTAACGATGCTCAAATGAAGAAAGGCGAATGGAAGGGTGGGGATGGTGGCATTACGTCGATAATGAACAAATTTGGATGGAGTAAGGATCAGATTTCCAAGTTCCAAGATTCACCACTCGATTTTGTTCAAGCTACGGTGAATGAAGGGCAACGCCGTGGTATGTCACAGGCTCAGATTGGTACGTTGATCGAGAGTTTAGGTGATGACCTGATGCACTACACCGATATGTTCATGAATAACGGTGCAGAGTATAACAAGACGCTGAAAACTCTCGTTGAATCGGGGCAGACGCTGAACGACGAGCAAATCCGCCAGGTATCCGCTTACGGCGATCTGTCCGTGGCAATGGGTAATCTGATGAATGGAGTAGACAATCAGTTGTTTACAGGCTGGATGAAAGGCTTTGCCGATGGGGGCGACGATCTGGTAAGGAAAACCAAAATTATCACCGAAGCGGCGGGAATGCTTGGAGAGGGCTTAGGCAATCTCTCGAAAGAAATCACTGGGTTTGTGGGTGAGATTTCCAGTGTTGTGAGTGATATCAATAAAGGGCTGAAAGAACGTTTCCCTGTATGGTTTGCTGAAAAAGATAAACCAGCGGCCCAGGCTCTCTATGATGGTGCTGTTACAGGCTCTGCCAACAGTGCTGCCGATTGGGTGCAGGACAAGACAGGGTTTGATACCCGTAGTGTAGGTCATGCTGTTAAAGATTGGTTAGGAATAGATGATCAGCCTACAGGGACAGCGGTAGAACAATACAGTCTGAATGGTGATTCTCTGCCAGGGGGATCGCTTCGTGATTCTGCTATATCATCCCTAACCAGCACCAATAGTGCGCCATCGTACAATCTTGCACCTGTATTCAATCTCAATCTTGAGGCGTCTGTTCCGCTCACAATTGCGAGTGATTCAAGTAGGCTTGCGGATTATGTGGATTTTACGGCGAAAGCTTCACAAGCGGCGTTTACTCAGTCACTAACCTTGTCAGCCTTGAGCGGTCAAAGCAGTACAGGCGGGTGATACATCAAAGGGGCGTAAGCCCCTTTTTTGATGGTTTCAACACTACAGCAATAAATCCACGTTTTTAAAAGGGACAGATTTAAAAAGATACCCCTGTAATCCCCAAATCCCCACCTCACGCAGTAACCCCATATGATCTCTATTCTCAATCCCTTCAATAATAATTTTGTCACAGTGTTTTTTGATTGATGCAATCAGCTGGTTGAAGGTTGGTTTCTGCACCTGTTCATTAAAGAAGCAGCGATCTACCTTTACAACCTCAAAGTATCCTTCCATCAAACTAACTACATTCGCGTTTCCTGCGCCAAGGTCATCGAGCCATAGCCCATTTACACCCTGGCTCAGCGATTTTAATAAGGGACTTTTCAATCCCTTATCCAAACCAGGGAAATGCTCAGAAAGTTCAAGTTTGATGAATGGCATCGATTCGAAAGTTTGTCTAAGTATGTAGTCATGACGTATCAGAAAAGCCATTTGCTGATCAATGTTCAGTGTACAAAATAGATTCTTTTGCTCGAACCACGTTTGCTTAATGGCAATGTTTCCACATTGTTCGTATAGGAAAAGCCGCTTCCTATCTAAATCCCAAGATGAAATTACGAATTCAGGGTGAAGGGGGCGTCCATCTGAGGCAATGAAGCGAGTGAGAAGCTCAACGCCTAACAACCTCTCGTCAATGCTCACTATAGGATCAGCAATGAATGTAGTATCCATAACAAATACCTTAAATTTTAATTAAAATTATATTGTAATTTTTATCACAATAAAGCAATAGTATTGCTAAAATTTATGGTACGGATGCAGGGTTTTGACTAAGTGATTGATATAAAATGACTTTTTACTTTGCGGTGGGTGTTTGCTGATTGTTATATATTAGTCTTGTGATGTATTTCTGGTTGTTTTTTTGCTCGGTTTTTTGTTTGATACTGGTTCATCTTCACCTAAATATATAAGTAATGTAATAATGTTCTATTCGATAAGTTAACGAGGGGCTTACGCCCCTTTTCTTATGGGTTGTCAATTTTTGAATAGCGTAGCAATTCGATGTACTGCTGTAGCTCAACAGGGGAGGCGGCATTCTTGCTGTATGTTTTGAAACTCTCCGTTTCTCCTCTCGAATGTCCCAGAAGAAGGGCTATGCGATCTTCTGGGACGGGGGTTAACTTATCTCGACCAACCCCGCCCCTATCCAGAGTTTGAGCAACGAGATGCCTGATCGAGTGAAACACCTTGTTTTCCTGCCCTGGGAGAATGTCGCGTTTAAGTCGTCCAAAGCGGTTTACATGCCACGAGGAGCGCTTGCCGTCCTCTCTCTTGGTCACACTTGCACGGTAGAATAAAAAACCGTTGTGCGGCTTCTGGCAGCGTTCCAGAACCATTGTTCTAATCGCACTATGAAGTGGAACCAACCGCGCCGCATTGCGTGTCTTACCCTCCGTAACCTCGAAACATAGCACCCCCTCTACTTCACAGATATTGTCTGATTTTAAACTGGCTATTTCATTAATGCGCATCCCGCTATAAGCGGCGATAGTGGTCACATCCCTTAGCTCGTCCTCTCCTAACTTGTTAAACGCGCTAATGAGCTTCGTAATATCCTCTTCCGTGAATGCCTCGTAACTCTGGCGGCTCTGCGCTGTGTTGAGTTTATGCCCCCTGAACACGTTACTTTCCAGCGGTGGGGCGTCCTGGTATCGGGAAGAGGCAAGATCGAAAATGTTTGCCATTGCTGATAGATAGTTAGCCACTGTCTGGACTGCCTTTGTCTCTCTGAGATGATCAAGCCAGCCTGTAACGGTGGTACGGTTGATATCGTTAAGTTCCACATCCTTCTTTCGCAGGTAATTCAGGAATAGTTCTACGGCTTTCCTGGTCTTGCTTAATGTTCCCATTTTCAGGCGATCAGCGTTATGCATAAGGTAGATCTCTAACATCTTAATCAGAGAAGGGCATTGGTAGATAATCGGCGCTGATGCTTTCGGGGCAGCTTTCGCGTACTTAGCCACGCTCTTTAAATAGCTGATCGTGTCCTGCAAGCTGTCCGGTTTTGGCGGCTCTGCAATTTGCCTGATGTGGTGAAATTCATCGGCTATAACATCACGCTTCCTACGAGCCACACGAAGATCGGAAGTTTTCAGACTACGGACGAGAGTTTTTCTTCCACCAAATGCATTACGGAGCCATACAGGAATTGAGATCCTGACGTAATAAACTCCGTAACTATCGGAAATGATGTATTGATCCGGCTTGTATTTCAT